TGTATTCTTTGTTGTTGAGAGTAAGTTTTGCGTTCATAGAGTTATATTATAGGGTGGTTTTGTTCTTTGTCAATCAATAAAGCTGAATTTGAGTTGATTTTTGTTTTCAGGTTCAGGTTCTTGAAGTTCTGCCGCGATTTCTGGAAAAGCGTCTGTGAGGAAACTCTCAACCAAAAGCTCTGCTGTTGTTGGGTTTTCAACAACTTCTTGAAGAGTTTTAATTGAGTTTTTAATTGCGAGTTTTTGTTCTTTTTTCATATTAAGAAAGCATAATTTTAATGCCTAAAAAACACCCTAACAAAGCTAGGGCAATCAGCATTATTGTTTGATTTTCAGTTAACAGGTTCATTTTGAATTGAGAGAATGCGCTGTTGAAACAGCATTAAAAGCAATCCAAGCTGCTCATCGTCGCAATTAGAGATGAAATCATCACCTGTTTCTGTGTTGAAACCAATGACCAAATATTTATCATAAATGGATTCAAGGTGAGAGCATGCTAGAGTTTTAGCGATTTTAATTTTGTCCATAAAATGCCTCGAAAGTGTCTTTGTTTAGTTGGCGAGCATCTTCTAGCTCTTCTGAAAGAGTTTCTAAACGATTTGATGCTTCAAGCAAGCAAGCGTTAACGATTCCATCGTCTGTTTCTATTTCATTTGCTAGGATTCGCAATGCTGAAATTAGAGTTTCTGTTGAGGAGTTCATTTGAATTGGTTGAGATGTTCTACCATAGCATTAATGGATTCTTTGTCAAGAACCATTTGATCGCCATAGGGTCTGCCGCCCTTTAAAATTTGCCAGCAATAGCGCAGTCTTTGCCGCCATGACAGTTTATTATTGCTTCCATAATGTGCCCAAATGGACAAATCAAGAAGCTCTAATTCTTCATCCCATTCAAGATGGAGTAGTTCGCTGTAGCAACTGCACTTAATTGTTTTGGTTTTATTCATGTTTGCAAATATAAACGTCGTTTTCGCTCTTCTCAAATGTTTTGTGAATGATTTCTTCTACAATACCCCAATCAGCACCACCTAGGCCGCAGCCGATTTTGTATGGAATGTAAACATCATTCAACGTAATTGAAACACTTTCATAACCAAGAGCACCAAAATACACATCTTCTGTATCGTCGCCATAAAAAAATGTATCAGCAATCTTTTTAAAGCCTGCGATGAGTGCAGAATATTCTGTCTGTTGTTTACTCGTTCCAATATTGTATTGGCCAAACAAATTAGCAATAATAACGTTATTAGCAACATTAACTTCAAACACGCTGCCTAACAGCATGACAGGGTAATTTTGACTTCGGACATGAGAGCGATATTCTCCTGCATTAACAGGCCATTTGCGCCCAATTGCACCAGCCAATCCACCAACTGCGCCAATGCAATTAACAGAGTGAACAATGACGCCTTTATCTACTGTAAGGATGTCTTTATTGATTGTTGTAATCATAATTCAATTAATTTTGGAAATGGATGTTTTTCGTTGAACTCTTTTATTTTTAATACGATGTAGTTTGATGAGCCATATCGTTCTTTAATTTCTGGCAAATGCCAAGGAGTGAGCCTCATGTGTTCCTCAAGTTTTTCTTGCCAAACTTTTATTTTAGCATGATACATTTGTAATTCGTTATCTGTTAATTCGAATTTCATTCTTTACTATAGATTTTATCCCACAATTTGTCTTCTTCATTTGGTACTTTTTCACCAGCAATTTCAAAGTAGTAATTGCGTTCGATTGTAACTGTTTCTGAATATTTCAACATGGCTCATCTACAATTTCAACTTCAAATTCATGAACACTACAACATTCTCCATCCCAACGACCACCTGCTCCTTCTCCAAAAATATCATTTTCATATTCGAGTTGAGGAATGCGAAGGCCGCAAACACATATTGCTTTGATTCCGTGGAAGTTAACACAACTTTCCCATTCTTCAAGAGTTACACGAAGAAGTTGTTCAGGAGGTCTGCAATTATAATCATAAACTTCAGTTCCTTCTTTGAACCAAGTATCAGGCTTTGCTGTTAGTTTGACGTATTTCATTTATAATTTTATTCCAAAGTTCTAAGTTTTCAGGATTTAGAAGGTTAATTGATTTTTGTAAATCATCTTTATGATCAGGGTGAAATAAAACATGCCATTCTTTTTTTAAAGCATGTAGAACAAATGGTGCAATTTTTAGTTTGCAATCTTGACAAACATAAGAGCCAATCATTGAAAACATTCCTTCGAAACTTACATTTTTATGCTCACACATAATTTACCAGAGATCAAGAGTTTTACCAATTGCTTCGCAACGTTGTTCCGCTGTTGCCTCTGTTGCTTCGTAATATCCATTAAGCGTGATTAAAGAAGAAACCTGCGAACAAAGAATTGTAAAATATTTTGGTTTTAAGTTTTGTGGTACACATTTAAACAACTCATGCACCGCATTCAAATCTTCAAAATACTTTGGTATTTCAAATCTCCAACGACCACCACATTCCTTTGACTTTTCATCAGACATTTGTTGGTGAAACCCCATAGGAAGCATAATGTCAGTAAATCCTGCTACTTCTGCTAGTTTAATTGTTTTCTCTTCAATGTTCATTCTTGTTCTTTACTATAGAGTTTATCCCATAAATTGTCAACTTTATTTAATGCATCTCTGGCAACAACGTTTCCATCAAATTCCCAAAGTTCTTTCAAAGCATTAAACATAACTTCCCACTGATCTTGAAAGCATTTATAATCTTTTAAATTAATTTCGCCGTATTTGCAAACCACTTCTTCACAATGGATAGGAGAGCAGCAGCCAGTTTCTCCACAGCCGCCACATTTGGCGCAATATGGGGATTCTAAATCAATTTGGTTTTGAATTTCTTCGCTAATATTCTTTTTGCTTGATTCAATCCCACAAATAATTGTTTCACCTTCTGCTGTTCCTCCAAGCATCTCCTCAACAATACTTGCAGCAGTATCTAGTCCATCATTATAGTCTTGTTTACTCATTGTTTTTAATTAATTCAGGGTTCTCAAAGATATTGCCGATGATTTTAAACAAGCGAGCATTGGCAAATGGTTGTCTAATATCTTTCACCAGTATCCCATTTCGTTGTTCAGGCCATATACCATCAATAGTATCTGGCATTAGAATATCGCCTTCGTAAATTTCATTACCTTTGGAGTCTTTCAATCCAGTGTATTGCTGAATAACGTATCGCGGTTCTTTGACGAATTTTGTTCCTTCAAAATAACAATCAACAGCAGGAGAAGCAGTAAAAAAGTCTCCATGATCACCATCAAATGCTCCAACATAATCAACAAGATTGCCTGTGAATGGGCAAATTGTCCAATTGCTGTAGCAATGAAGACTGCTGCTGTTTTCTAGCCACTTTTTATTCTGTTTATCCCAAATGCGGAATTTTATTTCTCTATTATTCATTTGTTTTAATTATTGAACCAAATATAAACTAAACCCAAGATCAATAAAATCCACACTATAATAGTTGGCCAGCCATCCATTACTTCATTGTTTGGATCATTATATCTACTCATTGTTTCCCCCCTTTACTGGCCATTCAAACATTGAGCGATGAAAGAAATGATCGCCTTCAATCTCCTCTAACCAAACAGCACACCAGCTACTATGAACTTCACAATTTCGAACTGTATAAACTTCTCCAACCTTCAAGTTGTCTTTAGCAAATTTAATGATGTTGGTATAATGTGGATAGAACATTCTATCAGCACCTTGAAAGCGAACTTTGTCGCCAATTTCGGGCCATTCCCAAGGGCGACTTTCTCCGTATGTTTGTTGAAATTGTTCTTTGTTCATCGTCCAAAAGGATTAAAGTTTGATGCTGCATAAAGTAGCAATGCAGCTACTAAAGCTGCACAAGTAAAAAACCCACCCCAATATGGACCACAAAAGAGCCAATCAGGGATTTCAATGGTTAATGCTAGTAGTGTGTTCATATTAAAAATTATCGTGTTCATCAAGTTGATGTTCTAGTTTGGAGATTTTACTCTCCAAGAATGTAATGTATTCTCTCAAATTATCAATGGCTTTTTGATGTTCCCAGAGGTCTTTATTGAGACTATCTATCTCATTTTTTACTCTTTTAGCAGCCATTTCATGTATGCCTTTTAGCTTCAACTCTGTGAAAGCTTCTTTGGTGATTGTTTCGATGTTAGCGTCCCACTTTTCTTGATTGTCAGCATAGATTTCAAGAGCCAGTTTAACAACTGATTCAGCGTTTTTGATTTGTTCTTGTGTCATATTATTTCATCTCAAGCTTAAATTTTTCTCTGTTATATTTTACTCGTCCATTCGCAATGCTTTTAATAGTCTTTAATTGGATTTTTGCGACGATCTTTTCGTAGCAAAAGTCTTCCGCGAGTTTCTGGAAGACCAATTGTTTCAAACTTGTCATACCACTCCGTCCAATCTTTTGACCAGCGAGTGATTGTTTCTGTATTAATTAGTTCGTGGAGCATTTGACTAGTTCTTTTAATTCAATAATGATGTCGTCAAGTTTGCTCATTTTACCCTTTTGCATGTAAAAGTCAACCTCATTTTCAACAAATGTATAACCATCTTCCCACTCTCTCAAATCCGCTTCATAAGCTGAAATTAGCTCTTGTAGTTTTGTTTTTAAATTCATTTTTAAATCTCCCAAGTGGTTGTTGATACATAGTCTCCACATTGATCACATGGACTTTCATCGCTCTCATATTCATCATATTGGAACACTTCAACCAAATCAGTGAGCGAGCAGCAACCATCTTTCATGCTTTCCTTGAATTTAAGACACAGATGAATAAAAATCTGCTCTTGCTCTTCTGGAGAAATTTCTGACAAGCATTTTCCATCAAATGTCCAGCCATAAGCTGTGCATCCCTCTGTTTTAACGATTTTCATGATTTAAACACTTTTTAAATTCTTGTTCTGTTAGCAGGTCGTCGCTGTTATATTCTCGAAAACCATCATAATTCTCAATTTTGAGATTCAAAAATGATTGCCACTCTTTTACTGTTTTTCTCTTGCGGAAAACTTGATCATAGTTTTCCCAATAAGAGTTTAAATTTGCTCCTTTGCGGAGTTTGTCTCCTTTTCCTGCTGACATAGTTGCTTTAATGGTTCGTAGTTTTTATAAGATTCTTGTTGGCGAGTATTTTCTGAAAGAGTTTTGTACCAACCTCCGCGAACGCAAAGCTCGCCTTTTTCGCCGCTCACCTCACATGTTTGATTTGCAATATATTCTGCAAAACGAACCATGCCAGCAACTTCTTTATCACCACCTGAATAGTAGAATCTAAGCTCACCAATTTTTTCCTTAATTTGATCAATCTTGACCGCTGGTGGATACACTTTATTATACTTGACGCATTTGTAGGAGCGTTGGCGAAACTTTTGAACAAAAGAGTAAAATGGGTTATTGTATTCCCATTTGTTGAGTTTTGGAAATAGTTTGAGAAAACGTTTGTGACTCCAATCAAGAAAGCTAGATATGCTATTCCAGAAGTAATACTTGTTACTAACAATTTCACGTTCACTTCGATATGTACATTTGATGTAGTTGTTGATTGCATCACACAATTCATCCACAATCTTTTCCCAACCCTTGGGTGCCCAAACACCACAAGGACAGTCAAGACTGCCATCCTCATTCTTGTAGAAGAGGTCTGGATATTTGTTCATTAGTTTTTGCTCGAAATCCATTTTGTTTTTACTCTTTAAATACTGTTTTAATAATTTTAGCAATATCTTTAAAAGATAATTCCAGATCATCATTGCACTCCGTTAGAGCGTGGTAATCTGTCACATTAATAAATGTATCACTAGTATTTTTTCCTACGCTCACTTTTTTTGGAAGCTTGCCATTCTCACGAATTACGCTATAGCAAGGATTAGATTTGTGCAGTATCTCTTCTGATGCGCCTTTATGCAAGGTGTCTCTCATGAATCCGTCTTCATCTTTCTCTAGCCTGTTTTGAATTTTACTCAAAACTCCAAGACAGCAGTAACTTAATTTTTTACTGCGTGGAGCGCATAGTTGCTGTGTGCATTGGCGATATTCACCGCTCTCTAATGCGTTCACCCATTTTTGGAAAAATGGCAATTTAACTTTTTTAAAGTTTTTTGGCAGATTGACAAAAAAATCGCCGCCTTTTGTAGATTTGAATTTAATTGTGTTCATGTCTTTCAATAAGATTTTTTATTTAGTTAAAAGAGCTTTAACAATCTTTTCAGCATTCTCTTGAAAAGATGGGAAGTGAATTGTGCTAAATTCTTTGCCGTGTTTATTAACAAACCACTGCCAATCCTTAAAAGCTTGTTCACTCATTGGAACTCCTTCTTTGGGCTTGGCTTCACTAGCTTCTCGAATGATCTTGATTAGTTCGTCTTCTTTGTCTTTTGCGGCAGCAAGAAGCTCTGCTTGCGCAGGATAAACAATAGAGCGAATGCTTGTGCTGCCACTTTCTACTTTGATTAGCCACCAACCTTCTCTCAGGCCAGAGTAGGCCCAAGGGTCATTTGCGGGCACATATTTATTACCTTTCTTTTTAAAGAGTCTATTATTTTGCTCAGTATAGGTGCGATCAATTGCTTTCATACAGACAATTTAAAGCTTAAATGCAAGCCTGTCAAGGAAATTTGATACTTTTCGAATTTGTTTTGAGCAGAAACGTAGAACTTTTTTAATAAAAGCTTGGCAACTCAATTGAATTTTGCCGCGCAAAGTTTGGCGAAATTCATGAAACTCTTTTAATTCTTTTAGCCATTGTTGGTCGCGTTCAATTCTTGGCTTGGAATCGGTTTCTCTATATTCTTTGATGGTGATGCTTTTTACTACACCTTCAATAAATACGATTTCAAATTCGATCCAAATGTCAAATGGTTCTGAGTGAACAAGGTCATAGGCTCGAATCGTATGAGTTGCAAAATGCGAAACTTTTTCTCTGGATTTTTCTTCCATGTAGCCGCCAAAAATTCCGCCTTCATCAATCCACTCTCTATCTACTTTTTCGAAGTAAAGTTTGCCGTCTTCAACCAAGTAAGTTGAAAGTGCGCAATCAAAATCTTTAGTTTGGAGAGCCACTTTCTTATCGCCAAGAATGGCAAGATAGCGATCTGCTCTAGAATCAGAACCCTCAATCAAAGAGCGTTCAATAATAACTGTGTCGAAAAGACCCATTTTTTTATTTTTAATTAATGTTAGCTTCTCTCAAGAGATTTTCAATCTTCTTGATGTTGTCAAGAATAATTTCGTCGCTCATTGCAATGCGACCATAATAAATACCCAAGCATGGAGAATAAAATTGTTCATAGTATTCTTTTTTCTTGCGCATGATTTCAAGATCAGTCTGTAGTTGACTTATCTGGTCTTTTAGCATTTCTTCATTCATAGTTAATCAAGAAAATAAAAATTATAAGATGTTACTGGAATCCTATAGCAGTCTTTAGTTCCATCTGGAGTAAAGATTTCATTAGTTTCATCCAGCCAACCAGTTTGGCCATAACTAATATTGATTTCTTCTTTGCCAATGTAAACAGCGCGTTTCATATTATCGTTTAAATATATTTTCGAAAAAGGGTTCTTTGGTGGAGATTGCGGCGATAAACATTAGTAAAAAACATAAAAGTACATCCATGCCTTAATCTACTGCTTTTCCGCGAGATGTCAAATGCTTTGATAAGGTTTTTCGCGAAACCATTTTGTTAAAATAAATTTTTCACCCTCTTCCACGGGCATTCCCCAATGTTTTGACTCTTGAATATTGGAACCGTCTTTGGTATTTTGCCACAAAATCATTGTTCCTGTTTCTGGCTTGGTTTCCAAATCAATTTCAGTGAATCGCGTGTAACCGCCTTTACGCGTATCGTTTAAATAAACCATAGCGGTCCAAGTGCGGTTGCCATGAAGTTCTAATTGTCGTTTTTGTTCGTCAGTCAATGGAAAGAATGAATCAAAATGAGGTTTAAATTGTTCGCCAACTTTATAATATTGACCCTGAACTTGTTCGCTATATTTTTCTGGTATTTGAACCACGTTCAAAATAGCGTCTTCAATCTCTGCAATTGTAGAGTCAGAGTTGCGAAACAAATGAGCGGTTGAGCTTGTGCGAAATTCTGAAATTTTACTGCCGCCATTATCATAGTCAATTACAGAAGATTTTTGGCAACGATTTTTAATAATTTCAATAGTGCGAGCGCACTGATCTGGCGTCAAAACATTTTTGATTTTAAAAATATTTAATTTATCAGAAAGCTTTTCTGCGGCGAATTGAGAGACTAAATTTTCAATTTTGAGAATGGGAGCAGCATCTTCTAACTTTTTAAAAATATCTGGCATGGAGAGCTCTGCAATAATTAAATCTTCACTAAAACCTTTTTGGAGCAAGATTTGCGCCAATTCTTTCTTGGGCGAACCTCTTTTTACGTTATCCCAAATCCAAAATTTCCACGAATCGTCAAAACAAGTCTTTTTCATGATAGAAATACGGGCCAAAAGTGTAAATATTTCTGTGAAAACAGACTCAAAAGCTCGAACTATTTTAAGTTCTTTTCCCAAAGAAATTCAAGACTATTTTCAGGAAATTGATGCAAAATGCAAACAACATGATGTAAAGTTTCGAGTCTCTGGAGGCAAAAGCGTTTACTCTGGTGGAGGTTGTTGCGGAGGATTCTTCTCTGACTCTCCTAAAGAATTAGCTATTGCAATCAATAAACCTCTAAAATGGGTTCTTGCAACTCTTGTTCACGAAGATTCGCATTTTGATCAGTGGTTGAATCGGCAGTCAGTCTGGTATAATCAAAGAATTTCTCGCAATTTTAATAATTTTTTTGATTGGTTGCAGAATATTAAAAATATTAAAAATCCAATTGAGAGCGCAAAACATGTTATCGCTTTAGAATCTGACTGTGAAAGACGCTCGATTAAAAAAATAAAAAAAAGATGGTCACACGTTATTTCTCCAGAAACTTATGCGCAGTCTGCAAATGCTTATATGTTTTCTTATTTGTACATGGCGCAATCAAGAAAGTGGATTTCAAATTCTGTAAAAATTAAAAATAAATATTTTTACCGCAACTTTCCACAAAAAATTCTTGGCAAATTTGAGAACTTGTCAGAGGAATATTTTGAGCTTTTTCGCAAATATGATAATAAATGCAAGAGCGGCCCTAAATAGAGCCGCTCTGCGTCCTACAACTCGAAGTTTGTAAGAGAGGTTTTATTTATCTTTAGCCTTGCCAACATTCAAAGCGAGCCAATCAACAACCTTGTAAAGCTTGCCAGCCCAAGTGTCGTCTTTAGGAGTTGGGGTAAGAGCAGCAATAGCTGAAAACGCAGCAATAACTGCTGTAACAGCATGAACAATGTCAAGTTGGTGGGTGAGAATCCAAGTAATCATAATATTCTTTACACCTAAAAAGGTGACAAAATCGGTCTTTCACGAAAATTCAATAAAGTTATAGAGGCAAAGCCCAGTATTCATCAATGTCTAAGCATCTAAAGATAGTACCTTCATGGGCGATTAGATTGCTACTATGAAAATGCCCATAGATATGCCACTTTGGCTTTGTCCATTGCCACAATTTATCTACAGCTTGACTTTCTTCAATCAAGTCATTTTTGAGATCAGGGTCTTGATCACACCAGTATTCAATATTATCAAAGCCTTTAAAAGCTCCGCACACGCCAGGGCGTGTATGAGTCACTACAATATCATACTGGCGATCTTTGTATGGGAATTCGTTGTCAAGTTTAAGAACAAATTCTTCATCGGCCCACCAGCTTTTATTAGGCACTCGGAAGTGTCGGTCCACACTGATCGCGCCACCAACAAGTAAAATGCTTTTTCCGAGCAGGTTTAATTCTGAATAGTCTTGCAGCAATGTGATGTTCTTTAGTTCGAACGGGTTGTTGGTTTCTTTAAACCAAGCAGGATCATCATGGTTGCCGCGAATTGCGTAGAGATGGCAATTCGCATATTCTAGACTCTTGTTAAGAATATTGAACTCAGCCTTGTAATAATTTTCTTTATAAAAGCCAACGCCAAAATCACCCACCTGTATGATGTAGGCGTCGCTAATATTTTTGAGATGCCAGCGGATTTTTCCAAATTCGCCATGAACATCACCAAGCAGTACTATTTTATCTTTTTCTTTCATTCTTATATTATAGCTAATTTTTTTCTATAATCAACTGAAATCATTCATGACATAATCCCAAAGATAGTCTGTTTCTGGATTTGGAATTTTATCAGGAAGATTCAATGATTCTGTCAACATATTCCAATGTTCGTCGATTTCTTCTTGAAGTTTTAGAATATGACTTTTGTAAACTTCAATGATAGTAGTCTCTTGACTGTTGTATTCTCTTGGGCCGATTTTCATGGGAGTCTTTCTTTTTCTTTTTGCATCCACTCTATAGCGCAATCATAATTGCAAAACTCTAGAGAAGAATTTGTGCCGTAAAAATAAGAAGGTGTTCCAGCCTGTTTTACAGGATTAATAACTTTATCCCACTTGCTCCAATTCTTAGGACCGCCACTAGGAATAAAACCTGATTCCTTGCTTTCGTCAAAAATTAATCCGCAATTGTCGCATGTATGTCGTTGAATAGTGTAGCTTGCCATATTATTTGATCATTAGATAATTGTGCAGCATAATGTCGTTCGGTTTTGGCACCAGCTTGTCGGGAATTCTAGCGTCTTTGAGTTCATCTTTTGCTTGATGAAAGGTTTTACCATCTCGCTCACATTTTGCAATTAAAACAGCAGCAGGGCTTCTGCTGTAACCAGCAAAACAATGAATCAGCAATTTATCAACAGGAGCAAGCTCACGCACAAACTCAATAATTTTGCGAACATGTCCTTCAGTTGGAGCGTATTTTGCATTTTTGAAATCAACTGCAATAGAATTAAATGTTTCATCTTCAAAATCTAACATCAAGTATTTTTTACCTTCTCGAAATTGTTCTGGTAGATAATGACCAAGAGAAATGATGGCATCATAATCTTTGGCGTATTTTTCTGCATTGGCAAAGTCTGTATAGTGATTAACTGTGTTCATGAGCTAATATAGCTTAATATCCAAAAGCTTCAAGTGTGTATTTGAAAGGATTGCCTTCGATGTTCTTAACGAGGTCAAGCATGGTAAAGGCAATATCGTGAATTTCTTTTTGAGCGTGCTCACTTTTTCTAAGCTTTAGAAAATTCGCAAAACTACGCATGTTAAACATTACGTCTGATTGAATTTGTGAATTATAAGTCTTAAAATATCTAGCGGATTCCTTGGCGCGTTTGCGACCAAGAACGGGTTCAAGTTGCTCTAAGCATTTATGGTAAAGCTCATTACCAAGTTCTGTATATTCATTTAGAACAGCCGTCCAATTTGCACCATAAACATCAATAGTTGTTCCAAACTTATCTGAAATAAATGAAGCTGGAATATCTTTCCAATCATCAGGAATGTAAAACTTATCTTCTTTTAGTTCTTTATAACGCGCCGATTCAGCATTAAGGCTAGAAATTCGGTGTTTTAAAAGATGAACGTGCGAAGCGATGTCGCAATCTATAAGAAAATGCACGACTCCTTTTTCAAATGGAGTTTCATGACCATTACTCCACAGCATGTTGATAAGTTTAGGAATTCGTTCCCGCTTCTCTTCTGAGATGTCTCTGCTGGTGCTAGTCCAAGCTGAACAAGCAATCACTTCGTCTGATCCATAATAACCTAGAAGTATAACGTTATTGTTGTGTTGATTGATTGTAGTTGTCATCTTTTATTTGAGTATATTTAAAATTATTCTAGTTCTACGATTTCAATCATTTGCCACAATTTTTCTCGAAATTGTTTTCTTCTCTCATCTCTTTCTTGAGATGAAAATTTATTCCAATCACGATCTGCTGGATTTATATAGCCATAAACATACTGATCTTCTAAATGAGAAAAATGCAATAACAAAGCAGCTTTAGCATGATTCACTGCTTTCCAAGAACTTTTGCCGCTGCTTGTACGAATATTTTTACCTTTATATCGAGCAACAAAAGTGCGATTTTTCTTTTCTTTTTGCTTGGAGAACATTTGATCTAAATGTTGCTCTAGTTGTTCTAAATTATTCATAATTTATTAAATCTGGATTCTCTTCTAAAAGATAAGATACAATGTTCACGCACTCTTCTGCACTAAAATTAGTTTTCCAATCACAAACTTCACAAATAGCCTCTACTTCTTGCATATAGAGTTTGTATAGTTTTTCTTTATTAATTTTCATGTCCACATGTATTCGCGATAGTCAATCATTTGTTTTAAAATGTTAGAGTCAGTCTCGTTAATGAGTTTCTCCATTTGATTCACATTACTATACAATTGATCATAAGTCCAACCCTTCATTTCTGGAGGCAATGGATGTGGTGGGTAACAAGCGTCTTTTTGAGCTTCGCAATTTGGACGGCCCTCTGCGATCCAGTGAGCAGCAGAGTCAAGCCAATTCTTGAATTTACGATGTTCTGGCGTTCCGTCCCAATTCACAAGAGATTCATCAGCCTCTTTTTTAAAACTGAGAATCATCGCAAAATTAAGATCAACAACAAGACTAGTAATATCTGCCCAAGTGTTGGGAATAGCTTTGCGCAATTCGGGATGCTTGGGAAAGAACCAGCATTTAATCTTATATTTGAATTCTTGAAATCTCGCCCATTTGATGCGGAAAAAACTGGCCACTTCTTCTCGAAAGAAGTATTGAATCGGATAGTTTTTCTTTGTTTGCTTGTCCCACGCTGCCCAACCAACAGTATCATCATGCGGATTCCATTCGAGGCTGTGGGGCTTTTTGTACCAGAAAGGTTTATTCATGTTATTATTATGCAGAGATTTTTTGCTTTGTCAACTCGCGAATGCGGAAAATAGCTTGACATTTTGCCTTAATCTCAACATCCCAATAAACTTCGCGACCATAATCAGTCGGCGTTGAAACTGGCATGTCAGCATGTTTACGAGTACCATCAATGCCTTCGCTGTAATGAAACAGTGGAGTGGTTGGCCAAGTGTCATAAGCAAGATTGAAGGCTTCTTCGGCACTCAAATCGTCGTGCAAAATACTATGATGCAATGAATCATAAGTCACAGGAATCTTGCGCGAATTATAAAAGTACTTGATAAGATTCTTGATGCCCCAAACGCCTTTGGCATTGTCATTGTTTTCGAGAACAAGACGCTGACGAACATTGTCTGGCAATTGATCATAAACCCGAAGAACATTGTCTGCAATCGTTTGAGCATCGCCATCTTGTCTTACATGTATGTTGAGAGGCGAACGATAATCTTGGGGCAAATTGAGCAGATTAAAAATCTCTGCATGTTGCTGTAGGTCAAGAATGCTGTTGTCAATGCAATCTTGATTGCTAGAAGACAGCGTGATATATTCGCTAGGGTGAGCAGATAGTCTAATGGGATGAGAGCGAAGCAATTGCTTGATTGACTCACAAACAGAAACAATGTTTGCGTAATTGGGCAAGTCTGCAATGCGAAGACGAACATCTTTGTGCGTCAAAACTGGAGCAAGAGAAGACGAGAGGCGATAGCCTTGAATATTGTTAAGCTGACAAAAACGAATCGTATTAAGTGTCATCTTGAAATTATGCAAGATGCGCTCAGAGAGTTCTTGAATGGCAACATTACGAGGCAGTTTGGCAAACTGCGTGTAAGTCATGGAGCGAAAGCTCTGCCCGTTATCAGACAATGTTTTGGAGATGCAGCAAAGGGATAGGTTCATGGTTTACAATACCACATCTTCTATCTCTGTCAAGATAAGATTTTTTCAGGATCGCGTTCTCTTGAACCATGACTAAATGGAGTCCAAGATTCAAAATCAATTAAAAATAATTCACCACTATCAGATTCAACCACATTCTTCCAGCGAATATCGTTATGATGTACACCATAGGTATGAATCAATTCATGATTCATTTCTTGAATGCGAGTTTTAAATTGTTTCCTCTCTTTAGGAGAATATTTCAAATTTAAAGAGTATCCTTTATATTCAGTAATAATTAATTTATCATCAATTGAACTCTGAATCATTTTAGGTACAAATGGGCAAAAAATCAATTCTTTATAAGCTTGAATTTCGCGCAAAGCCTTGTTCTCAGTTTTGAGAAACTTGAAAATTAATTTTTGTCCATTTCTTTCATGAAGTTCTACTCGTTCTGTAGAAACGCCATGACTAAAAATCCTAATTAACATATTAATAATTTGGCTGCGAACAAAGAATAAAATTGATTTCTTCCTTGATTTTTTTAATTATTCTGTGTTTGGCAATATAAACCGCACTAGAATTAATCTTGTATTTAGCCATTAATTCTTCATTTTTTAAATCATTGAAATGCAAATCATGAAAAATCATATAGTCTTTACTCTTGTGTTCTTTGCCTAGATTTTCAAAAGCTTGCATAAAAAGCTCTTGCTGATAAGATTTTTCTTGCATATCATCAAAATCTTGTTTCTCATCAGGCTGCATTTCCATCAAAAGATCGTCGCCGCTAGTAATTTGCTTGTTTTTTCTTTGATTGCGGCGAATAATATCCACCATTCGCCACTTGGCGAATGTTGTTACCCAAGAATAAATTTTGCCTTTCGAAGAATCAAACTTACTTTCTTTGAAGTAATTTGCCATTGAAACAAACACTTCTTGCACAACATCATCAACGTCTTGAGAAGGAAGCTTGTAAGAGTAAGCTAGTGACCTTAAATACTCATTAAATTGAGTAAAGAAATCATTCCAGCTTTTATTATTCCCCCAATCGGAGAGTTCTTGTTCTTTGAATTCGCTCATTTGCTTGGATTATATGGCCTAAACTTAGAAATCTCGTCTTGTAGAGAGGAATACTTTTTATGAGAATGCCAAATTTCTATGAAATTTCCGCTAATGTATTTACCATCAGTTGTAATTACAACTGTCTTTGGTGGCAAGAATAATTCTGGAGGCTGTTGATTTAATTCCCTATCTGGGATAGGTTTTGTTTGACTACAGCCGCAAACAAGTAGAGCGATAGTTAATTTTTTCATTTTTTAAAATCTGTTAAGAAGGCGTGCATTTTTTGCTGCTCTTCAATAATTTCTTCGTTTAAGTTGTCGGCTTTCTTTTGAGACTGTGAGTTTGGAATATTTCTCACTGCGTCTCTCCGCCTTGAAAGCTTGTCAATTCTAGAATCGAATTTTTCTAAAATATCAAAATAAAAAGATTTATTGCGCAGCTTGAAGTATTCAACCGCAAGCTGCAACAACAATGGAATGGAGTCCAGAATTTTCACGCCTTCTTTCGTAGAGCGTTGAAGATAACCCTTTCTTCTTGATCGGGACCGCATTCGCAAATGTAACCGCCAATATGACGAGCACAATCTAGCGCCCAACTATAAGCATCATTGAAATACTGATCATAAGACGCTTGATGATCGCCGTTTTGGCTATAAACTGAATACCACTTAATGCCTGATTTCTTTTCCATATTATTATTGGTTAGTTTTGCTCATTTTGATAAGGGAGTCGTGAATCATGTGGCGTGTTTGCCAATCAATGATTCGACCACTTTCATCCTTGGGAAGTTCTGACGTTACTTGTTCTAGATTCAAGTCAAAAGCTGAACATAGAGCTTTGATTTTGCGCAAAACGCCGATTTCCTTGTATTTGAGAACTGCCCAACAGAGGTCAATCTGTTCTGGCTTACTTTTTTCAATTGCCTTGGCAAGAATATTGCTCATGGTTTTTTTACTTTATTATTTGTTTGTGGTTTGTTATTAACGTGCGTGAGCACAAATTATGATAATACAGAAAGAATATTTGTCAAGGAGTCTTTTGATTCTTTTGCTGCTTGTTGTTTCCAGGAATTAAAACAATAATCGCGCATTTCTGGAGATAAAAATTGAGTTTTTTCTACCAATTCTTCTTCGCTACCAACCATACAATAAGTAGGTATGTCATAACCAGACAAGGCAATGGTATTTTTACAGTCATAATCAAATAGAGTAAGAACATTATAATTGAGAGCCTCGTAAAACCGATTAGCCAAGCAATTATAGTTGTCGTGGTTAATTTCGTCTTCAATGTAAAGGTTAGTTTGGAAATTACCGATTCCGTCTTTTGACCAGTTGATTCGGTCAATGAATGGGCCATTGACTCCAATTGTGTTAAATTTTTCACGGTTTTTTTGGTGTGTTGATACTGTTACTTTGCCTTTTAAATATTTACGAAAAGAAGTCTCACGATCTTTACGAAAAGAACCGTAATAAATGCATCCTGACTTTTCAGCGTTTGTTTCTTTTGGGTCAAAGATTAGTGAATTTAAATTCGTAAAATGCCACTTATCCACATATTTTTCTACAATTTTAGAAATGTTTGGGCTGTGATTGGCAATAACTTCATAACGGCGACCCTCTTTAACTGCCATCCACAAAGCTCTTGGCTCACCAAGATTATATTCGTTGGTAATATGAAACAGCTTAGCTTCTGGACTAGCTTTTAGCCAAGCATAATCAACGTAAGAATAATGGCTTGCATGATTAAAAATGATTCGATCATAGTCGCTTTTTATTTGATCGTTAACTGTTGGATAGCTCCAAATAAGATCAGCCTCGTGACCGTTTTGAATCAAAAAATCTTTAATCTTTTTGGCATTGAGCCAGTGAAGATTCTGCGGCTCTTTTAAAGAGCCTTTGTGAGAATCAATGATGAGAAATTTCATTGTGGGAAAAATTCAATTGCCAAACGACCAAGAGTTTGTTCAAAATGAGCATATCCCTCAAGAATAATGCGGTCTTCAACAATCAAGGTTTTATAAATATCAAAAGGAAATTCTCCTCGTTCGGGCACTTTAACATAGTGAATTGCGCTGCCACTGCAATCAATAGTGCAGTTTTCGAACTCTTTTTCCATCCACTCAAGGTGAGATTGATTATTTGCTCCGACGATTTTAATTTTTCCAGTCATGTTATAACTTAATATGTATATTTGAAAGCGTCAATGTCTTTTTCAAAAATTTTTTCAATTATCTTTTTGGTTTTAGAATTGTAGTAAGAGCGAAAGTCTTTTCTATCTTTTGAAGAATTAACATGCAAAAGTTTACTAGAGATGTGTTTTATATCATGAGATAAAATCATTTCTTCAAAATCTTTCTGTAAATTCTCAAATCTGAGAATAAAATTAGGCTTAAAAGCTCCTTTGAACCATTCGATTTGTGGCTGAGTAAACATAAAATGCTTTTCTCCACGATTAAAAAGCTCTTCTAATAAAAGACATAAGCCTTCAAATGAGTGCGTTTCAAAATTATGCACACCAAATCTTAATTTGATTTTATCAACATCTGATTTGTTAAGAGTTTGTATGCCATGATACAAAGAAACTGTGCGATCCCAAGGATTTCTAACTGAACCAAAACTCAAATATTCCTTGACTCCCGAGCCTAAGATTCCAAAAATTTCATAATATTTCGCATGAGAGGTATTAAAAAAACCTTGATAGGTCTTTTTTTTGCCCAAAACGTTTTCGATCATTTTTTCGTATTTTTTAAGCAAATTAAAGTCTCCACAATGATCCCAAAGAGATGTGCTTCCGCATCGCGGCACGCGAATTGGAATCACGTTCCAAATCCATTTACGAGAACATGGAGAAAACTCTAGCATTTTGGCCAGACTTTAAATTTTAAGTTGTTAAAAACATCAGAGAACTTAATAATCGAAATCTCATCTTTGCGATCTTTGCGCTGGTATATTTTATAGAGAGCGTTTTTTGCCATATCTACACGGCTATTTTGGTCAACCAACTTGAGACAAAGCTTCCATAAAGCAGAACGGTTGACCATGATAAAATCATTCTCTCTTTCAAAAGCAATAAATTCTGCGGCACCAACTAGCCATCCGCCATTGCCTGCAACATTTAGAAACTCAACCCAAATTAAATCATCGCTTGTCTCAGAGTCGCTTCTTTTAATCTTTTTTCTTGCTTTGATGTCTATTGAGTAAGTTGGATAGCTTTCTTTTGAGAGAAACACGTCAATATGAGATAGTTGCTGTTTGCGGTCAGCTTTGGTGGCTTTCCACCCTTGTTTTTCTGCAATTGCAATAAACAAGTTCTCCGCATCGTGCCCTTTTTCTGAACACTCTCCTGTTCTGTCAAAGCGGTTACGGTATTTCATAATATGCGAAATCTTCTAAGAATTTAAAATTAAAAAGTTTTTTAGAAACTGCAATGAATTTTTCTTTTTTATGTTTTCTTCGCACGTTTCCAGCTATGTATTTTACATTATATTTGTTCTTAATCAAGTCAAAAATTGCCAAGGCAGCTTTGGATGTTAAATTTCGATCAAAGTTTCTTGATGCTGCAAAAACAAATTCGCAAGTTTTTGAAGGATTTATTATTTCAACAGCTTCGTTTGGTATTTCAAGAGTCCTTTTGTTAAAATCAAAGCAAATAAATCCCAATAAAGAGTCCCCAACAGACGCAAAAAATATTTTAGTTTGTTCTGTCAAGTATTTAAAATGCTGTTCGTATTTGCTTGTCTGAGATGACAAGGTGCGACTTTTGAAGTCCAAAGGCTGGGAACGGTTAAAGAATTCGTAGTAAAGCAGTTTAAGCTGTTGGCTTTGTTCCTCATCTCCTAAAAATTCGTGTAATTTATAGTTTAAACAGTTATTATTTGTAGTCATGCCCATCAACAATAAAGTTTCTAAAGACTTACTTGATTTAGAGCCAACAGCCGTATTAGAGTTTTACAAAATCTATTATGATACGGTTAATGAGCCTGACTCTTTCTTTCCATTTCATCCTTGCTCAAATGGTTTGGAAGGCAAAATTGTTTTCAATAATATTGCTTATGTGCCTTTGGCTGTTGAAGTTGAGGATTTTGAATCAAATATTTTCAACAGAATTAATCGCCCAAAAATTAGAATCAGCAATGAGCAGTTGATTATTAGCCAAATCCTACGCCGAAAAAATGATTTTAAATTTGCCAAGCTAGAAAGAACTAAAATTTTTGTCAAGTATATTGATGATGTAAATTTTGAGGGAGGAGTTAATCCTTATGGAGTTGCAGACCCAAATTCAGAAATTTCTCGCGACTCTTATGTGATTTCTCAAAAAACTCAGGAAAACAAGTCTCTTGTGGAGTTTGAATTAACTGCTCCGTTTGATTTGGAAAACTTTTCTATTCCTGGCCGCTTAGTTATGGGAAGATATTGCTATTGGCAATATCGTGGTTTGGGATGTCATTATTTTGGCGCACCTGTTTGTCAAGAAGATGATTCTCCATTCACTTACGTTCCAACAGGCTCTTTTAACTTTCAGAGCACAAACAATGAGTGGCGCTATGGAATTACTTATAATGCGGGAACTATTGTGTATGTTTCAACACCAAAAGACCCTTTTAAAACTTGGTATGTTTGCACAGAGGCTCACTTGTCTTCTGAAAATAATATGCCTGGATTAGATAACGTGCCTTGGGAAAAGGACGGATGTTCCAAGTCTATCGGCGCATGCAAAAAGAGATTTTACAATCAATCAATTTTCTACAGTGGAATCTCTGGCTCTTCCACCGTGACAGGTTCAGTTTATAATCCTGTTCCTAGCGCACAAACAGCCAATTTAACAACATTTTATTTGCCTTTTGGAGGTTTCCCAGCAACAGACAATTATCAATATGGACCATCCTATCTTAAAAAATAAGAATTTTAAAAAACTTCTTGAGTCTGTCTGCGAACACTGTGATAGGTATTTTTCGCTAGAATGTTGCGGTTTCGTTGGTAAAAAAGGCAAGGAGTATATTGTTCAATTTGTTAGCAATCGTTCTCCAAATCCAAAAGATTTTTTTTGTGTTGATCCCCTCGATTATTTAAAATTTAAAAATGAAAATGAATTTATTGCATTATTGCACTCTCACCCTATTGGTGATGAATCATTTTCAAAAATGGACATTGCCAATGCTGAAGCTACATGTCTTCCATCTATTGTTTACTCTTTGAGCACAAAGAAATTTGCGATTTATGAGCCAAAAAATCATGAAGTTGATGTAAATACTCTTAATAAGGTAAAAGGTTATTTATGACAGAAATTCATTTACATGGTATTTTAGGGCAAAAATATGGGAAATTGCATAAATTTTCTATTAAAGAACCGAATGATGTTGTTCGAGCTTTAGAAGCTAATCATGAAGATTTTACTAAAGATTTAAAAAACTTATTAAAAGACAATATTGTTTATTCTATAGTAGCTGATAATCAATGGATTCAAGGCAATTCATACAATAAGAAAGATAAAATTAAAAGGATAGATTTTGTTCCTACAATATTAGGTTCGGGAGTAGTCACAGCTATAGTAATTTCACTTGTTATTTCTGTCGCATCAGCAGTTTACTCTTATGTTCAAGCTGGAAAACAGCAATATCCTCAAATTCCTGGAGCAGAAGGTGTTTCATCTGTTAATTCTAAATCTCTAGCATTCTCTAATAGAGAGAACTTGGCTGAACAAGGCAATCCTGTGCCTCTTGTTTATGGACGACTAAAAGTTGGCTCTTTTGTTATTCAAAGCTCTATTAAATCTTTCCCATTAACTCTTACTCTAACAGACGAATTCTTAAATTCAACAAATAAAAAATCAGCTAATCAAGTTGCTATTGTAGATAGCACTGATTCAATATTGAGCAATCCAAAATATTAAAATGAGCCATTTCTCCCAAAAATATATCAAAGGTATTGTTGGTGCTGGTGGTGGTCCAGATACTCCACCTCCTCCAACGCCTCCAACATTTAAACCCCCAAAATTGGGTGACTTACAAGCTATTAGCTCTTATGATTATGTTGAAAATATTGATCTTATTTCAGACGGAGAAATTGATGGTTTTGTTGGTCAAAATGGAGAATACGTTGATAACATTCGCTTGTTCGAAAGTATTTATTTAGAAGATGTTGTTGTTCGGCAACCCATTGACAATCAATCTTTTAATACGATTGTTAGTTTTGATTTAAATTTTATTGCTTCATCTTTTCAAAATAAGTTTTATTCTAACTCTCAATTTATTGAGACGCCTATAGCAAATCTTAGCGATTTAACTGGTTCAAATGATCAAGGTATTTCTTTTTCTGTACTATCTGGTAAGGATAAAATAGCTAATTCTATTTTTCAATCAGTTAGGAATATTGAAAATGCCTATTCTAATATTCAACCAGTAGATCAAAACGATTCGATCTTTAAACAATTAAGATTTTTAAGAGCGCAATTTAATTTCACTTCTCAAAGAGAGGTTTTGGCTTATCTTTTGCCAGATTTTCCAGAATATTTTTCCACTGATTATCCGTTTTTGGCGTTAAAGATTTCCTTAAATGCAAATCTTGCTCCTTATGAATATTCTCATTCGATTGACGATTTAATAGTCTTATCAGATGATATTTGTAATCAAATATATTACGATTTAGAACCAACAGAGCTTCAAAATAAGAAAATTTTATCTCCTAAAAAGAAAATAAATACATGTTTTTTTGAGAGCAGCGGTGGTAATATGTCTGCAAAAGGGGATTTTTATATTTTCTTTTATCAAAAGAATGATTATGTTCTTAAAAATGGTGTTGATGCAATCATTAATTTTATTAAATCTGTTAAAGTCATCAATACCACAGCTAAATTCAATTATGCTAATGCCACATTTGAAACTAGAGAAGGCTCTGATCTGCAAAAACCATTAAGTTTATTTAATAAAACTTATTTAGACACGCAATTTAACTCTAAATTAAGAGGGCCATTTGAACAAGGAAAACCTGTATTAACGCTTCTTAATAAAGAATATACTGAAGTCGATTCAAGATACAATGCCTCTTCGGCTGCTGCAAATTCTGGTCTAATATCTGATTTAGAATTTAAACAAGGAACTACAGAATTCTTTTCTGTTCAAGAATTAAATGAATTAAAGACTATTCATTCTGATTTGTTTAAAAATGAATCTGATTTTGTTAGCTTAACAAAAAAATTGATGAGCGGTAACACTTTATCGCTTGGTCTTTTGAGTCCCAATCCAGAATTTACAAGTAGTTCTTGGTCTATTGAATCGCTTACTAAAAGTGGCAATATTATTCAAATGGTATTAGCTGGTAAAGTTAATTATCGTTTTTATTCTAATGATGTAAAAATAACACTTTCATTTGATAAAACAACAAAATGTTTTAAACAACAAATTATCTATACTCCTGGCAGCAATCAATTTAATATATTAGCAACAGATACTATTTATATTAAAAATTATATAAATGATTTTTCTAGCACAAATGATTTTAACATTATTCTTATTACCGAAATTGGAATTTATCATGGACCTTTTTTAACATTATACGCTCCTTCAATTGGTTGGCCTTTGTTTTTTAGAATTGCTTGTCGCGCATTATTAGAAAGAGCTTATGCAAACGAAGGTAGTGATGATTTCAGAACGGCTGGTGGCACTATAGAAAGCTACACTAATTGGAATAAAAATTATGTCAAATATTTGTCAGAACCTGGTTCAAGAATAACGCATATTATTTTAAATCCGAATGTTGATCAAGTATTTGCCTCTTTGCAAATTACTTCTTTACAAGACACAGCGCAACAAAATTTACTTTTATTAAAAGCAGATGGAACAAAAGAAGATGTTCAAGCTGGAACAAATGTTCCTTCTATAATTGAATTTAGAATTGAAACTGGTTATCAAACCTTAACTGGAGAAGAGGAATTATTTGTTTCAAGACTGTTTCAAGTAAAAGGATTGGTTAATTCGCCAACATCAATTGATGTTGGTCGCGAAGAAAATGGTTCAGTAATTCAACAATATAGTCGCTTTATTCTTGGTAGCGAAAATATTGCACAGCCAATTACTCTGCCACCTTATGTGGTTAATAAAAATAGATTTGTAAGAGTTTATAGAACAACTGCTGAATCTTATTCTTCGCTCGTTCGTCGCGAAATTTATTTGCAAAAAATTACTGAAATTATTAATGTTCCATTCTCTTATCCATACTCAACAATTTGTGGATTAAAATTAGATGCAAGAACATTCACTTCAATTCCATCTCGCAGTTATGATGCGCGATTTAAAAAGGTTTTTGTACCAAGCAATTATTTCCCCTTAAAACCAAATGGACAAGACAAAAGATACATTGCTGGCAAAAATTTAACAGCTTTCAACGCTCTGCCCAACTCAAGTGAGGAAAAAATAATTTATAAAGACAATTGGGATGGTACTTTTAAATTAGCTTGGACAGATAATCCTGTTTGGGTCTTGTTTGATATTTTAATCAATCGTAGATATGGATTGGGTAATTTCGTTTCCCCATCTGAGATTAACTATTGGGAACTTTACAAGATTGGTCGTTACTGCGATGCTGTTGACTCAAACGGCGTGTTTGCTGGCGTTTCCTCCGCAGACGGTGGGCTGGAGCCTAGATATGCTTTTAATGGAGTAATCGCTGATAAAACAAATGTATTTGATTCATTAAAGTCTCTAGTTGCTTGTTTCAGAGGAAACATGTTCTATACAAACTCTGAAATCAATTTTACGAATGATAGGCTAAAGCCAATCATGGCTTTCTTTAACAACGCAAACGTAAAGGATGGCATATTTAACTATTCTAACGAGCGCAGAGATTTGCAATATAATGTGATTGAAGTTACTTATTTGGATCGCGACGATTTGTTCAAGCAAAAAATAGAATATGTTGAAGACCCTGACGATATTAAAGCTCGCGGTATTTTAAGAACAACCGCTCAAACTTTTGGTATCACAAGCAAAGCTCACGCCAAAAGACTTGGGGAACATATTATTTATTCAACCATTAATGAAGACGAAAATGTGGCTTTTGTTGGCGGATTAGAAACGCTGCTTTGCCGCCCAGGAGACTTGATTGCTGTTAATGACGAAGTGAAAACCCTTAAAAGGCATGTTGGCCGAGTTTTAAATGTTGACCCAATTACTAATTCTATTTATACTAATGTTTCTCTTAAATCATCTGATTTTAGCTCTTCTGGATTAACAGGAGAAATTTCAGTATTGATTCCAACTGGAAAACTTCAGTCAGAAGATTTCTACGACTTGGCAAAATCGCCTAGCAAGTTAAGCATTTCTGAAATTTATCAAACAGATTTGCCAATGAGAGTCACCTTCCAAGCTACAGGAAGACAAGTTTCTCCATCGCTTAGTTATGGTTCTAATTTCTTTATTGATACTGGATGTTCTGGTTATCCATTATTTCAAGATATTCGAGTTGGAGCGCCATGTTCGATTACCGTTGCCAATACAAAGCAGCAGATTTATAAAATCCAATCCATTAAAGAATTAAACTTAAACGAATACGAAGTAATTGCTTCAAAATTTGATACTGGAAAATTTAGTGAGATTGAAAAGGGAGAAACGGGATTAATGCAAGATTTCTTTACTGCTTTCCCATCTTCAAGAAACACTAATGTAAGTGAAGGAAGTGCAAAATCCTTAGAAACTAAATTCGAATACGACTTGAAATTCCCAAGAATTTTAGCGTTTGCAACTGGAAATTGGGATTTGCAGTCTGATACGGCTGACTTGTCTGGACGATGGGCAGGCGTTGCAAATGCAAATTGCTATAATGTCGAATTAATTACTCCGAAATTCAAAAGCATTAAACAAACAGTAACGGGAACATCTGCAATATTTGAAGACCAAGTTGAAGTTGGCCGATTTACTTTAAAAGTTACAGCGCGAAATACTGGCTCTTATCCAAATCCAATATCAGCTACCGCTTCTTCAACAACAACCGTGCTTTCTTACTCTGCCCCAGTAAGAAATAATGGAATCATTCAGGGGTTTGTAATAAATAGATAATATGCCGACGCCTACGCCGACACCACCTCCGCCTACCCCGACGCCTACGCCTACGCCTACGCCTACGCCTACGCCTACGCCTACGCCGACGCCGACGCCTACGCCTACGCCTACGCCTACGCCTACGCCTACGCCTACGCCTACGCCGACGCCTACGCCGACGCCTGTTCCTACACCACCTCCTGTTCCAACTCCAACGCCGCCGCCTTGGACTCCAATAACTCCATTTACTCCTCCAGCACCGCCAATAGAAGTTGGTTTTTACCCTTCTGAAAGCGCAGTAGGAACTGGAGTTAGTTTTTATTATTCAAAATTTAAAGACTCTTCTTTTAATTTTCAATATAAAGATATTTATGATAATGAAATTACAAGCGACATTGACCTTGCTCAAAATCAAGGGTTTTCAATTTATGACTTTTCTTATCGAGTTTCTTTATTGTCAACAGGAGCTTGGCCATCAACAGCAGACTCTTATGTTGTGGCAGAAAATTTCGCCACAGATCAAAGAAGTTTGTCTTTTGATTTTACTCAAGAAAAGAACATTGAGCTTTTCAATTCTCCTTCTGGAGAAAGATATTATTCGCTACTATTTAATGTAAGAAATAGAGGATTAGAAAACTCTGTTTTATCAACAGTTTATCATTTGCCAGCAAATATTGATTCGGTAACTGTAGAGGATTATTACGCTTCTCAAGTAACTGGAACCGTTAATCAAGTATTAACAGCTTGGTCTTATACTGGAGATGGTTCAATTAGTGGTTTTGATATTACTGGCGCTCAAAATCCCTTTATTACTGGATTAACTTCTGGACTATCCACTGTAACAAGTTGGACATATTTCCCAACAGGTGATGTTTCTGGATTTGCTATTACTGGTTATAGTGATAGTGGTAACTTTTATGATGTTTATTCTGGCGGGCTTTTGGTTAACTCAAGCGAATACCAAATTAAATTCTCTCCTCCAGAAATTAATTTTTATACTTTAGCTAGTAGTTTTTCTTTACAAATTATTGAATCAACAGGAACAACGGGATTCTTTTCAACAAATTATAAAGTGTTCCTTGATGGATTTGAAGAGCTTTCTGGTGATTATTTAATTGATGGAAACAGTGAAAAATTAGTATTCTACACTCCGCCATTAAATAATTCATCCATCCTAATCCAAGAAATAACTGGAATCAGTCAATTAATAAATAGTCCTTTAAGTGGTCAAGTTGATTTTACAGTTAACTTTGACGCTGATTCTGTAGAGAACTATATTGTTAGATCATTGGACGTTTACACTGGCGCAAATACTGGAACGCAACATTCTGTTTCTGGATTCGGTTTATTAAAAACCGTAAACTTTTTGGAAAATGTATCATCTCAAACCTTTTCCATCTTTGCTGGTGAAGTTCCAGTTAATGAATTTGTTTATTATAAATTTATTCCAAAAGATGATTTTGGCACTGGTTATATTTATAATGCTGAAACAAGTGGTTATTTGTTCCTGCCTCCTGAGCAATTGTTATATACAAATGCTATTCCGCCAACTCTTTCTTTTGAAAGAAGAACAGGTAATTTCTTTACTGGTTTAAGCTCACCAGCGTCTCAACCTAATTTTGACGGAGCCTTAATTTATCAAACAGGAAGCTCTGGACAAAACCTTTATCTAGTAAAATCTGGACAGTGGAAAACCATCCTTCCTTATGAAGAAATTAGCGGCAATATTGACCAGAATTATATTAGATATGTTTCGCCCCCTCTAACCGCTTCTTCTAGCGGCAGAAAGGGCGACTTATCTTTTAGCGGAACTTACTTATACGCTGCCACTGGCACAAACCAGTGGGGAAGAATTCAATTATCTTCTTGGTGATTAAATGGCTTAAATATCAAGTAGTCTGGCTGATTCTCTTTTTCTTTGTATTTGTTTTTAAATACAATTATATTTTGAGTAATCGTTTCTCCATTTGAATCTTGCAATACTATCTTACCAGATAGGTATTTATTATTCTTGCCCTGTTTCAGCCACAGACTGCCTAGATTGTTTTTCGACCAATTCGTAGAATTGCTTTGTTGCTGCGATGAAGTCTTTTCTTGCATGTCGTGGGACTTTATTATACTGCTTCTTTAAACGCCTGTAAACTCTTTTATTGATAGAGTTTTCTTCTGGATTGGTAATTGCTCTTAGCTGTTTCGTGATTATCTTTCTCATATTCTTTTAAGATACGCTTCGGAATCTTTTTTAAATCCTAGTTTTTGATAAATTTTCTTTAATTTTTCAGAGCTTGGATAGTTTTCAACACAGTTCATATTAACATATTGAATTCCTTTGCTTTTGGCAAATGCAATAGCTTTATTGTATAACGCAAATGATTTTTTAGGATTTTTACTAATCCAAAAACATTCTGAAAATATTCTTTGATTTAGAAATGGATGAATGCCATCCGTAAATATAATCATGCCATCTGCAAAGCCATTTTCAAAATTTGCCCAACAATAAACATTACTATTTAACATTGTTGAGTGCGCAAAAGAATCAATAACAGATTGCGGATTAATTCTTAAATATGCATGACCATATTTAGTATTCTCCTCTTTAAAAAGAGATTCTAAATCTCTAAAAGCTTTTTCAAACTCTTGTCCAGATGTGATTTTTTTAATCATTTAGAAACAATAGAGAGAAGTTTGCGGCTTTCTTTGATTGGAATGTCCTCAAAAGAGTTCCAATTTGCAGCTTCTTCGTTCTTGTATGTTTCGTCTTTCCACAATTTTCTCAAGTGCTTTTTGAAAGCTTCAAAATCTTCGCAGCCAAGGTTTTGTTTGGCAGCGTTTTTAAGAGCGCTCTGTGGGGTTAGAGATTGAACGATTGACTCGCTTTCTTCGTAAGCGATTTTATTTTTAGACTTATCAATTTCATCATCGCCAACAATATGAATATTAAGATAATTGCGAACAGCCCGAACAAAAGCACGGTTTTCAGCAATAGGCTCCAAAAACTTAACGCCAAATCCTGAACAGTTTTCGACTGTTGCGTTAGCGGTGCTGCTAAATGTTTGTTCGTGTCCATCACTTTCATAAGTTCTCATCCATTTAATAGTGCAAACTGCTGTAGCATATTGAGAACTAATTGTTTCAATAACATAATAAACATCAATAAAACCCCTGAGTCTTGCTAGTTCTTTGATACCAGCAAGCTTAATAAGAAGTTGATGATCTCCTAGTTCTTCAATTGAATCTGGAACTTGAAGTTTGCGAGTTTCAAACCAATCCTTGTTAGGATACAAATGCTCTGGCTTAATCATTGCTCGCCAATTAATTGAGCCGTCTGCGTTGAATTTATATTCAACCCCTTCAATGAGGCCGAGTTCGTTGCGCTTGTATTGGTTAGGATTCATAAATAAAATAGTGATCTAGGTCTGTCCAGAATGACTCATTATAGATCACATCAGAAGCTCTGTCAACAAAAACTTTGTCTAAATCAGCATGAGCTTTAGAAGCATAACGTTTTCCATTTGAAAAAATATCTTTTTTTGTCAAAAATTTCAAGTTTGGAATCTCGGAAAGATTTTTAATGGTTTCTTGATTTGAAGGCTCGTCAAGCTCAACTCTAAAATCAAAATAAAAACTTCTAATTTCAGAAATTTGCTCTTTATTTTTTGTGCTGCATGACATGTCTAATCCAAGATTCTTGACAGATTCAAGATATTCATTGCTAAAATCGCTTGTGTTTTCTACTTGAAAAGTAATTTTTTTGATATTGTTTTTGCAATTAGATAAGAGTTGCAAGCTAATTGGTTTCGCAGAAATAATGTGACAAGCGTAGTTTGAGCACCAAGCCAATAAATTATTTTCATTGTGAAAATAATCCATTCTGATATTAATGAGTCTGCTTTTTAATTCTTCTGCAAAACCATAAAAGTTAGGAATAACTTCCACAACTGCTTGAGAATAAGACTCTCCAATAAATTTAGTATTAATGCTTTTAGTGTATGGAATTTCTAGCAATTCACAAACGCTTTTAACAATGTCTTCTGGTTTAATTGTGTTGATTGATTTTGGCTTTTCGTAATAATTGAAGCTTGGCTTTCGGCCATTTCGATCAGCTTCAAAAACACGAACTTTACTTGGAGTGCTCCAGTATGGATAAGCGTGGCTTGGATAAATGTGAGAATATAAAACCACAATTGGAACATCAAAAACACTAGCTTGATGAACTGGAAAACTATCAATGCCCAAATGAAGGCTTGAGTTTTTAACAATATATGACGTTTGTTTTCTTGAAAAACCAAGAAAAGATTTATCAACAAGTGGCAATTGTGGGTCTTCTCCGCCACCAATTTGATAAATTTTATATCCTAATGGGTGCAAAAGATTTTTTAAAAGCTCTATAACTTCTGGAAAGAATTCATAAAACTTCGAATCAATTTTGTTATCAACATGAATAGTAATATATTTATCATCAATAACAGGAATATAATGCGTTGGGAAAATTGGCTTGCCAATTTTAACTCCAAGATTTTTGGCGTATTCTTCGACTAAATGAGACATATTATGTTAGTTGTAATTGAGACTTATCTTTACCGTTGTGTTGATAAGTAAAGTGTCTTTGTGTTGTAACGAATGGTAAAAATGCAAGTTCAAAATATCCTTTATGCTCTCCTTGTCCCTCTAGGAATAGTAGATTATCAAAAATAGGAGAATATGGCAAAACTTTATGAATGCACGGATGCTCATCAACAATTTCAAAGAATTGCGGCAAAGTAATAAAATAGATGTTGTATTCTGGATATAGTTCTTTGAGATTTTGAAGTAGTGAATTTACCATCAAAACATCTCCAGCAGATTGCGGCATAACAACAGCAATTCTTTTGCCCTCATCATCTTTATCTAAAACATCTCCAATATCAATTGTTTTAGGTTCAATTTTGGCCGCTACACTCTTAAAATGATTCAACACTTGTTCTCTGTTTAGGTCTGATTTGAGTCTTCCAATCCAGTGCAAGCATCCTTGATTATGGTGGTCAACTGTTTCGCCAAGAATATTTTTATACAAATCAATAATCCATTCTGCATCGTCTTCAATATTTTGAGGTTGATAGTTTGGATTTTTAATTTTTTGTTGAATATTCCAATTCTCAACAAATGGCGCGTTGTCAAACAAGTCTTCTAATTGCTTGCAAACAACTTCAATCGAGCAATGATTGATTACAAAGTCTCTAG